GTCGAGTGTTTAATTCGACGATTCAGCCAACAGGCACCCACCTAAGACCTAGCTTGGTCTTAGGCCTACTGGTAAGGTTACCGATGCGGGAAACCGCAGAGGTGACCGTCTCCACCGATTCTGTGAAGAATTGGAGGAGGCCAGCAGTGCTGTTCGGTTCCCGCGTGAGTGTCTTAACCTGAGGGTTAATACACTCCAGCATGCGTCGGGATAGATTTCTGGACCACTTGCTGCGAAGCCGGTGGTTATCAGGTCTATCAAACGTTTGGAAACCGAACATCCCGGATCCATGTTCAACCTCCATGATCTTTCTCTCGATCATGGGGGGGACTCTCTTTCGTAGGAACGCCGCAGTATGGAACAACCCCTTTGAAAGGAAGTTGTTATGTACGTCAACGGTACTTACGATGGATCCAGGACGAGCCTTCTCAGGAACGTCCAGTACCCGTGCAGGAGCAATGTTAACTCCCGCATAGGCATCAACGCCACAAGACTCTCTAAACCTCCCGGTGTAGAAAGTCTTATCAACGTTGACCTTTAGACCTAAGGCTGGAAGAAGTTCCAGGAGTTGACCAACCGCTCGTGTTGGGATGACAATGTCATCACCAAACACGCGGACCTGGCCACGTAACCTGGCAATCGCCTTCATAGACGGCTTAACGCCATCCGTGTACAAAGTACACGCTAGCGCTAAAACCGTAAATAGAGTCGATTGAACAGGAAACGTAGTCGCATTCCCCATCGTCGAATACTTCCTAAGTTTTAGAAACTTAGGGGCATTCGGGTGGATATCTTGGCGCAAGTATGCAGACCTACTAGAGCGCAAAGCTCTAAGCAGGGACGCATTGTGGCGGAACAGTCGTTCTACCACAGGCAAAGATATCCGATCAGATGCTTCCGACAGGTCAACTGTCGACAGGCACCCGTCGATGGATGCTTTGAGAGCGAGGTCACCCGACAAGGTCTGGTTCGTATAGTCTACGAACCAACCAAGTAGGGAATTCCTCGTCCGATCATAGAAGTACGACCGAATTGATTGTTGACACCATTGGTGCGAAACAGGCTCACTGGCGATAAGCCGTGGCTTGTCAAGCGTTTTTGGTACAGCAATCAACCGGGCAGGGATCTCACGATCCCATCGGCCTTCATATGAACGGCTTTCCTCAACACACGCCCAGTTTGCAACCGCAAACTCAGCGTAGGGAAAGGAAGTCTCAAGCCTTTCAGGCCAGACAGAGAATTCATACTTGTATGAATCGTAAGTCTGATCTGAGACTGCTCCAGGTCCTTGTCTGAAGCGCCATTGGCTTGGGTCGAAGACCCCAAGATTGGACGCGATAATGTCAGCGACAAGCTGAACGTTATCGAGTAGTCCATGATGGCCATTGGCATACACCTCGCTAGGGGTTGTGAGACCGCTAGCGCGTATGAGGGGCATCGG